CGTGGTGGGCGGCGGGGTGACTTATTCCAGCGCGCACACGGCGACGGCGGCGTTTCTGCGCAGCTTTTGGGAGCACGGGCTCAACCGCTTGCCCATCAGGGTTTATGAGTGGTGCGACGAACTGACGCGCAGCGGCAACCTGTTTCTGCTGCTAACGACTGATGCTTCCGGCATGAGCTACGTGCGCGCCGTGCCATCCACCCAAGTCAAGCAAATCCATTCAAAACCGAACGATCTGGATCAGGAAGTGTCGTTTGAAATGCAGCCCAACTGGAAAGAGGCTCAAGCGGTCACCTGGCCGGCATACGATGTACGCAGCGAATCGCTGAATGCAGACGGCGGCTTTAAGCCAGTGATGCTGCATTACGCCATCAACCGACCGGTGGGGGCGCAATGGGGAGAATCTGACCTGGCGCCGGTGCTGCGCTGGCTGAGCCGCTATGCCGCCTGGCTTGAAGACCGGGCGCGCCTGAACCGCTACCGCACTGCCTTTCTGTATGTGGTGCATGCCAAATTCAGCAGCGAGGCCGAAAGACGGGCCAGACAATCTGCATTGAACGCGGCGCCGCCCTCGCCCGGTTCGATATTGGTGACCGACGAGAACGAAAGCTGGGAGGCTTTGCATCCGCGGTTGGAATCGGATGACGCTGCTCAAGACGGGCTGGCGCTTAAGAAGATGCTGGCCGCGGGGGCGGGCATCCCCATGCACTTTTTGGCCGAACCGGAGGGATCCACGCGCACCACAGCCGAAGCCGCGGGCGGACCGACCTACCGCCATTTTGAACAGCGCCAGCGCTTTTTCTTGTGGCTGATGGGCGACCTGCTGCATACCGTAGTGAACCGGCGTTCACTGGTGGACGGGCGTGTGAGCCGCAAAGCCGAAATCACGCTGAGCGGTGCGGATATCTCAGCACGGGATAATGTCTCGCTGGCGATGGCAGCCAGCAATATCAGCCAGGCGGTGAATGACCTGCGCGACCGCGGCTTGATTGACGACGCCGAATTATTGCGCCTCGTTTACCGCTTCTGCGGCGAAACGGTTGATATTGAAGCGCTATTAAAACGCGGGGGTGCCGAAGGCACCCAGCCACAGGCATCAGAAACCAAAACCACTGGAAAACGAAATATTGCTCAACCAGTCAAAGTAGACGGGTTCAGCGGCGAGGAAAAACAAGGAGGCGTCAATGGATAAGCCAGCCACTCAACAGCGAGAGCGTTTTGATATTGCGAGGATCGGCGCTCAGCCCAATGAGATTGAGATTGCGGCCATTACCGCAGGCAGCGGCAACGGCTGGCAGTTCAGCGCGGAGGTGCTGCGGGCGTCACTGGCGCTGTGGGACGGGGTGGAATGCTTCGTGGATCACGCCTGGCCGCCGCGCTCGGTGCGCGATCTGGCAGGGGTGTGTTCGCAGCCAAGCTGGGATGATTCACTGAGCGGCATCCGTGTGAAGGTGACACCTTGCGGCCCTTCGGCCTCCGTTTTGGAGACGCTGGCGCAGATCAAAAACGGCGGCGCGACCCATCCACGGGTGGGGTTCTCGGCAGACCTGGTATTCAGCGCCGCAGGCGACCAGGTGACGCGCATCGAAAAAGTGTATTCCGTGGACCTGGTGGCCTACCCCGCCCGCGGAGGTGGATTTATCCAACCCAATATCAGTCAACCCAATTTAATCAATCAGGAGGTTCGTATGGAAAGTAATGAAGTTCAGCAAGTCAGTCTCGCGTCTTCGACACTCATAGAAGAACGCAAGACGCCCCAGAGCGCTGCACCGGCGACCGTAGCGCCCGACACCGCCAGCGCAGCAGAGCGTGAATCCATGTGCAGTTGTCTGCTTGAAGCGACACTGTCCGCGGCACACCTGCCGGCTGCGCTTGAGAACAATCTGCGCAGCCGCTTCGGCGGCGGGGTCTTTCAACCACCGGCGCTGCAGGCAGCGATCCGTGAAGCGCGTCAGTTGGTGAGCGACCTGAGCGGTGGCGCGGTGATTCAGAGCGCGGGACGCCTCAGCGAGATGTCCACATCAGAAGATCAGATCAGCGCTGCCATGTGCGACCTGCTCGGCGCGCCGCGTCCGCAAGGATTGGAAAAGCTGCAGCCTGCCCGTTTGAGCGGCATCCGTGAGCTGTATACGCTGATGACCGGGGATGTGGCCTTCACCGGTGGCTACCATGCAGAACGGGCACAGTTTTCCGCGACGTTTAACATGCCCTCGCTGCTCAAGAATGCGATGAACAAGCTGATCCTCAATCAATGGGAGGAACTTGGGCGTTCAGGCTACCGCTGGTGGGAACCGATCGTGCAAGTGGAGCATTTCAACAGTCTGCAAGAGATCACCGGTGTGCTGGTGGGTGAAGTGACGGTGCTGCCCTCCGTGGAAGAAGGCGCCGCGTATACCGAACTGGCCGTCAAAGACAGCGGCGAAACCGGTTTGTGGGGCAAGTACGGCGGTTATGTGGGGCTGACGCTTGAGATGTTTGAGCGCGATGAAACCCATAAACTGCGCCAGTATCCGCGCAAGCTGGCATCGGCGGCTTTGCGGCGCATTTCTGCACTGGTGGGGGCTATTTTCACCGCCAACAGCGGAATCGGCCCCGAGATGTCTGATACTTATGCGGTTTTTGAAGCGCCCCATCACACCAACCTGGGGACGGCTGCACTGTCTTCCGCGGCATGGGAAGCGGCAGGCAAGGCGATTTACAACCAGCCCCTGGCAGTGGCCAGCGGCGGCACCGCGCCCAAACAAGCGCTGGATGCCAAGTATTTGATCGTGCCGCGCGACCTGCGCCTGACCGCCATGAATTTGCTGTATCCCTCTTTTGCACATGAGAGCAGTATTTTCAGCGAGAACATGCAAAAGGGACAGATGGGCGATGTGATCACCTGCCCCGAGTTCAGCGACGCCAACGACTGGGCGGCTTTAGCCGATCCGCGGCTGGCGCCGGGCATCATCCTCGGCGAGCGGTTTGGGGTGCTGCCCGAGATCATCATTGCAGACGGCGAAACCAACGGTGCGCTGTTCACCAATGATGAGCTGCGCATGAAGGTACGCCATTGGGTGAGCGTCTTCGTGGCGGATTACCGTCCGTTGTATAAGGCGAATGTGGCGTGAAAAGCAGTAGGGGCGTATGGCTATACGCCCCTACAAAATCAATAAATGGAGGATATGATGACGTTTCTTGAACAACTTAAGAAGATCGTGCGTTCGCGCAAGTTTTGGGTCTTGGTGGCAGCGCTGGTAGCGACATTGGCGGCCTTTTTGACCCAACAAATTGATGTATGGCAGGCTTTGCAAGCTGCAGTGGCCGCCTTGGCGGTCTACTCCACCGGCGTGGCCATTGAGGATAGTGGTAATGGAATCCAAAAACAATCCTGATCTGCACCTCGCCGCGCATCTGGTGAAACCTTTTCTGCTGCCCGGACAAACCGGGCAGCCTCTCTCACTGCGCTGCCTGCCAGACGGCGGCATGGTGGTGATCGCCGCGGACGGACGCAAGCTATGGTTCACTGTGCTGGAAGTCAGCCGGGCACGCAAAGCGCTGCACCAGACCGCTACCAAAAGCCGGGTGCTGCCAGCGGATGCAGGGGTGAAACCGCTGCATGAAATTGATGCGCGCAAGTCAAGCCTCAACAGCCGTCCGATTGGAAAGTCGCGAGACGGCATGTCTGACATGATCGTGCTGCCGCCGTCTTTGAAACATCTGGAGGAAAAAGTCGATGCAAACAATCGAAAGTATCAAAATCCGCGTAAAGCAGATGCTCAATGATGAAGAAGGCGCCCGTTACAGCGACTTGATGCTTGAAAACGCCATCCGCCAGGCAATGGGTCGGCTGGACGACCATCTGCCGCTGATGCGTAAACTGGAGCATGTGATCACCTCTGAGGGATGGGAGGTGATACTGACAGGTTTGTTGAATCCGCTATTCATTATCCATGTCAGCGTGCTGCCATCGGGTACAAGCGGACCGATTAGAGAGGTCAAGAATGGCTATGAATACAGTCTACAGGGCTCAACCTGTTTACTTGAATTCAACGGCTCTTATATGCTAAAAGTCGGTGAAACCTTGCGCGTCACTTATGCGGCCCAACAACTGCTGAGCGGACTGGATGGCGCGGTTGAAAGCACGCTGCCTGAATCCGCAGCGGCAGCGGTGGAAAGCAGCGCGGTAAGTTATGCCTATATGCTGAGAGCCGCAAGTTTGTTAGGCGTTTACGGTACAAAGGCGGGTGAATCTGCACAACTGGCAGAGCAAAGCAAAGTCTGGAAGGAACTCGCCGAAGCTGCGCTGAGTAAACTCAGGTCATATCAGCCCTTCGAGTATCCTGAAGGATTTGCGCTTGACCAGTGGGATCGGCCGGGAGGTTGAGCATGACACCCATCATTGGCAAGGACTGTCATATCATCCTCTCGCACGACGAGATCGACGGCGGTGAAGGTTACGGTTTTTTGCTGGCTGAAGACCAGAGCATCAAGAGCGGCGGGGTGCAAATGACGCGCGAGGTGGATTCAGGCGGCACGACCCGGCTATGGCTGCATTTTGACGTGCTGCTGGCTGACCGTGCTGTCAACCCGGATGGCAGAATGCGCGCGCAAAGCCGATCCGCGGATTATGCCAAGCTGTGCCAGTTTCTGGATAAGCAGTCGGAGGTGTGCATCACATCCCCGGCGGGGACGCTGCTTTCGCTGGGTGCGGTGGGCTGGACGGCAGATGAACGCCATCAGCCGGGGTATTCGCTGATCAAATGTCAGTTCAATAATATTGGGGTTTACTGGCCGCCTGTTGACCCGGCACTGCTGCTGCTTTCGATCTGGGATGGGA